GTGAAAGAGAACGATCTAGCACATGGTGAATTTAGAAAATGGCTAGACAGTATTGGAGTTGAAAAAACTTTTGCAGCTAAAGCAATGAAAATAACAAATGAATTAGGAGCAAATGTTGAACGTGTTCAACATTTAGGTATTAGAGCGTTGTCTCAAATAGTGACTATTCCTGAAGATAAGCGAGAACAAAAACACGAAACAACTTCTGGTGAAATGAAAACACCTTATGAAATGACTAATAAAGAACGCGAAGAATTTAAACGTCAACTCAAACAACGTGATGAAGAAAAAACCCAACTTGAATCACAACTTGAACAAGCGCAACGTTCTGAATCAATTGCACGTAAACAATAACTTAAATAAGTTTAAAATTTATTACTACATTAATTTAAATGAGTTGTCTACAAATCTAGACAACATACAAAAAGACAACTTTCTTAACGCACCTAAATCATTACAAAAAGAAGTAATGAAAAAGAATATTTATAATTCCGTTCAAAATTACAACGAAGTGCAAAATTTGCACGACGACTAACTAAAACGACCACGTGGTCGCATTTGTGTATGAATTCTTTAGAATTAGCGTCGAGATTTTTCGACAATAAGACAGCGCTGACTTTATTACTAAAGAATACGAGAGAGCGCTCGCTTAAAAAATACATAACAATTATAGGAGATGATATAAATGTCACAGAGAAAACTATTATCACAACAAAAAGCTTATCGTACCAAAGATGTACAAGAACAAAGAAATGCGACTGAGAAAGCTATGAATGAGCTTACACCTTTATCAAAAGAGCCACCTGATTTTTTAGATGATGATGCTATTCAAGAATGGTATAGAGTGCTTCCACTTATTAATGAATTACCTATAAAAGATTTAGACAAAGGTCTGCTTGCTACTTATTGCCAAACATATAGTAACTACAAAAATGCCACACTCAAAATTCAAGAAGAAGGTATGGTGGTTGTGACTGAACGTGGAAGTAAACTCTCACCTCATTACACAATACAAAGGGATAGCGTGAATACAATGAACGCCATTTGTCCCAAATTAGGCTTAACTGTTGAGGCACGTCTCAAGATTATGGAACCTAAGACAAAAAATGAGTATGATCCCGTAGGTGATTTTGTGACAGGTAAGAAGCCTAAATCAGTATATGAAGAGTTTGGCATAGGCAAAGATGATTGATAGGTTAGAAAAACTTTGGCGAATTGAGCTGTTACTCTTTTTTGAGTAATAGCTACATAATCAACATTTTTAAATACTTATCTAGCTATAGACAAAAATGTCCGTTACTACATAACTATTTTTGTTATCTACTTAGGTTGTGACGTTTTTGGTATATCCTTTAATCTCAAAAAATATGATGCGTAATTTTAGCAAGAGTCATAACAACAATTAATTGGAAAGTATAAACTAATAAATAGCAAATCTCGTTGTACAAACTTAAATATATAATAATGCCTTCCAAATTTTGGAAAGAAATGGGTTTCTGTAACTGTTGCAGAAACTTATAAGCGTTTATATAACTATATAAAGAAATGAGGTTATAACATGCATCTAAAACCCTGTAAGCAAGTATTAAGATATTATCCCGTTGAAAAGATTACTGAATACGAACTGCTAACTGCTTATAATCCTATGTTTATTAATCGTAAAATACAAGCAATAGAGGAACAAATCGAATGTATGTATAGCCTTAATACATCGCATATGACCTGTGATGATGTAATGGGCGTTATCACCACTTCGTATCCACTAGAAAAGTTGGTATGTTGGATCGTGGATAAAAAAGAAGAACTGGATAGATATAAAAAGCAATCCAATAAGCGACTGAACCTAGTTAAAAAGTTGATTAAACGCTACCCACCGCATGAACAAAAGGCCGTTATTCAATACATGCAATCAAACGGCTCATATAAGCCACACAAAGCCATAGAGAAACTTCAAAGAGATTTATACCAAATACATCATAAAGCGCGTTCAGAACGCAATGAGAAGCGCACACAAGCCAATAAAGTTATTTACAACGATTATATCGAATCTAAACGTAAAAGCCTACAAAATGAACGTGAGGTGCTTGCTATATGATTATTGAGTATCAAGATGTAAATTATAAAATGTTATCTAAGTACATGCTGAACTATCACAGATTGTGTGACTGGTATATTAACCGACCTCATAGCGTTAATGACCTTCAATATCGAAATATATGCGATATAGCTAAAGGGATTACTGCTGTATATAATGATTCTTCTTTATTAAAGCAACAAGTTATCAAGTTGACGTGGTGGGACAAGGAAAACTTAACAGATGACGTTATTTGCGACATCATCGGTATTAAACAAAGGGCATTGTTGCGTGCTAGAACGTCTATATTAGATCGATTGGCGAGTGAAATCGGCTATGTATGATAAAAAGACGATTAAACAGTTTATATTGAGTTGTCACGAGCATATTAACGATGATTATGAAGATAAACCCATTGAAACAGATGATTTCTTTGAGTTAGGTGCTGAAGTTGGCCATAAGCGTATAGATCAAATGAATACAGAAGATGTGATATTTTTAAACGAGCTAGAATTGGCCGCCGAAACAGTAGGAACATTCAAAGAGTTTAATTTGTTTTTACTGTTGGTAGAGGGGAAAACTTACAAAGATATGGCTCGTATATTCGAAGTAGGCGAGCAGAGAGTTAAGCAGATGTTAGACAAGTTAATAGTTAAAATGATTAAATATTTGCAATATAACTAAAATTGTATATAATAGGTAATGGACTCACTTATCACTTTCAAACGAATACACACTAGACGACTTTTAAAGTCGTCTTTTTTATTTGGTTATTATACAACTAAATTTTTTCTTTTAATCACATTAGAGTGAGTATAAAATAGGCTTATTCTGATATTTAATGCTATAGTAAACTTACATACAGCTATATATATTATTTTATAATTATTAATTTTTACATATAACAATTGCCCAAGTATGTTATGGGATGGTTATTTGCTTGATAGTTCAATGTCATGTTAAAATGTATTTATCAGTTTTTAGCATTATAACTCTTAATTTATAAGGCAGACGGTCTAGTCTGTCTTTTTTTATTTACAATAACGAACATATGTTCTATTATATTTATTGAGGTGATACTATGATGCCAGATAAATATAAAAATGAAACTGACTATCGTAAAATACCACGTGAATATCTTAATCCACTCATACCACAAGGACGTGGCATGGTTAAATGGCAACCTTTCAAGACAATGCCTGAGCAATATGAGAGATTAGAACAGTATGTCGAAGACCAGAATAAAATAGATAAACCGTTATTAAGCGATGACCAATTATATGAATTGAACGAAACTTTAATGTTCAAAATGCTCAATGAACCAGAAGTAATTATTAGTTATTATGAAGGTGGATATATTAAAAATATAGAAGGTTATATTCGTAAAGTAGATGACTATGAACAAATGTTATATTTAGATGAAGGAACTGGATTAAGTAGAATTAGTTTGATGGATATTGTAGAGATAAAATAAGCCCACCTAAATGGATAGGTGGGGTGTTTAAAATATATGACAGTAGATGGCAATTACAATTATTCGTAATCAACTAATGCGTTATATTTATCCATTAATAAATTATATACATATACGTTAACTTCATCATCAACATGCTCAACTTGTGAATCAGAATCTAACATTCTATTGGCTTCATCTGCTATTTCATTATACTCGTTTGCCGACATTGTTCTGTCATGTTGATTGTTTTGATATTTACTATATTTCACAGCATCAAATTTTGGTAATTCATCTACATTATCAACTTCGTACCCTTCACCTTGTAAACTCCCAAATACAGACATATATTCATCCATGTCATCTTCATCAGTGTGAATCATATCATTTAATTTATTGTTTGTTTTTTTACCTAGTAGTGATTTTGTATCTATTTCTTTTAAATTTTCCTCTTGATTAGTTAAAGAATCACTTAATCTATATGTATAATTTGCTAGATGTTTAATAAATGTTTCATCACCTATATTATTAATTTTTGCTGTTTTATTTACATTCGAATAGTAATCAGTATACAAACTAGTAATGTTCGATAAAGTGTTATAAACTTCTTTGTTCTCGTAGTTATCTAAAGCATCTTTATCAAAATTGTCTTTGTATTTATCAAAAGATTTAATTATTTCTTTTTTTGTTTTATTAGAAATTTTTGCGAAATCTGCTATGCTTTCACCTTCATCTTCATCATACTTATCCAAATGTTTATTTAGTTCGTTTACATATGTAGTTGTTGATTTTTTAAACTCTTTCTCTTTATCTTCTTGGCTTTGACAACCAACCAAAACTAAAAAACTTAATAATAATAAAACTAAAACTTTTTTCATTTATATGTCTCCTTAAAAATAATTTAATAACTTAATTGTACTATATATAAAAAATAAAGGTGATAATAAAAAGTTATGATTAAAATTATTATTTATGAATTTACTTATAATTAATGGTAAGTTAAATACAATTATAGAACACCAAACGAACAACTATACACATATTCACTACTCGATGCAGCACAGAGTGAATGTCAGAGAGATGATTAAATAGATTTGGTAATTTTGGTGTAATGTTTTAAGATAGATATGTGATGTTACTTAAAGATCAGTAACATTGGTCGTACAAAAATGTTTAACCAAAAGTATGTACTCAAAAATGATTGTGTAAAAAGTAAGCACACAAAAAAGTTTATGTGCTATTACTCAAAAATGAGTATGAGGTTTGGTTTCTCAAAAAAAGAGCAAGCAATGTACACGGTCAAAAATGACCACGTACTGTTATCCAAAAAAAAAGACGACAGCAAACGGACAAAAAAGTCTGATTGTATATAAGTGAAAACGAAGAGCGCAAAGAATTTACGTATTCTGAACGA